ATGCTCTCAGACGCTCAAGTAAAAAGTTTAAAGCCAGAAGAAAAAAGATACTCAAAAGCGGACGGGGAAGGCCTGTCTATAGAAGTCATGCCGACAGGCAAAAAGAAGTGGGTTTTGTCTTATCGTGTTCATGGCAAACAAAACCGAAAGCAAATCGGTGAATATCCAGAAATCGGATGTAAAGAGGCTCGTCAACTTGCACGTCAGGTTAAAGCTGAACTGCAAGGAAAAGTTTTAGACGCACCGACAGTCAGAGTGGTTATTGATGAATGGCTGGCCTTGATGACTCCACGCTGGTCCAGTCAAAAATATATAGATACTGTAATTTACCGACTTAACTACATTACAGAAGACTTTATTGATGAATCGATTGATGAGGTCGAGCGTAAACAGGTCGTTAAAGCTGTAAAAAATATGGTAAGCAAGGGCACACTTGAAACCGCAAAACGTTCGTTACGCCTTTTAAATGAAATCTTTAACTTTGCTATTGCATCTGACTATACACAAAAGAACCCGTGCACACTGGTCGGTGATGTTATTCCGCAGCAAGAAGTTCGCAACATGCCTTCACTTGATGCAGAGCAGATGCCTGAATTCTGGAAACGAGTGCAAGGAGGTATTGTTACACTGGAACTGTTACACGCGCTTAAGCTTGCATGTTACACAGCAGTGCGTATCTCTGAATTATTAAAAGCAAGATGGGATACTGGTGAAATTGATTTTGATAATAATATCTGGGTAATTCCAGCTTCGCGTATGAAGATGCGTCGTGATCATGCGGTTCCCTTAACGCCACAAACCAAAGCTTTATTCCAGGAGCTTTATGATCATAAGAAAGATGATGGTTATATTTTCAAGCACACTCGTCGTTTAGGTGAGCATGTTCCTTCTGAAAGTGTCTTAGCTATTATTAAAAGAAACGGATATGGCGGCCAGATGGTAACCCACGGTTTCCGCTCCCTGTTTTCAACTCATGCCAATAATGCCAAGAAATTCCGTGCTGACGTGATTGAGTACCAGATTGCCCACGTTCCGAAAGACCGCATTCGTGGCATTTATAACCGTGCTGAATATTGGGATGAAAGGGTAGAGCTAATGGAGTGGTATTCTTCAGAAGTGGATAAATGGATGAAAGGCGCTTAATTAGCGCCTAATTCTTGTTTAATCTTATCCAGAGAGGCCTGTGTATAACCTTTATACTTCGCGGTTTCCCGATCTGGAGGGAACTTCTCTAAATAATTTGCCTTAAAAGTATTTACTGCCATGCCTAGCTCTTTAGCAACTTGGCGCATTGAGTACCATTTCATATCAATCCTCCCGCTCTTTAACATCCAGTCTGATAACATCCTCACCAAACTTAAAACTCTGTGCGATGTCCTTCTTCCCGTCATCCTTCCACGTAAAGTATTCAATCCCAGCTTTATCTAGTGGCAGATCCATGGTTTCCATCATGAGATTCATAAGCTTCACGCTTTCCTCAAATTCAGCCAGACAATCATGAAGCCGATCAGCAGGGATGCGATGAAAGTCTTTTAATGACCTTATTGTGTACTCGCTCATACCACCTCTCCCAAACTAATAACCACTTCTTCCGGCAAATCACTGTCTTTTAGGATCATGGCTCAATCCTCCAACCCTTCGTATTCTGGATACTCATCATAAAAAGCATCGTAAGGAGATTTGCCGCTATTAAAATCTGGCATCCATGCCTCTTGATCCACATTGTCATGACCGACATGCATATCAAATAACGAGGATAGAACATTAAACCAATCTTCTTTATTCATTGAATTACTCATTTTATTTCCCATCTCAAAACCCCATCGCAGCCAAACCAAACCCAATCAGCCCCAACAGCAGCCAACCCAAAAACAAATATTCCAAGTGCTCCATGTGATGTTTTTTCATGTGGACTCCTGGGGTTCTTTTGAATGGACCCAATAATTAATGCTTGGCTCTGCTTGAAGTTCAAACACCTTATGGCAGTTATTGCATTGAACATCCCATTCGCCAATGCGGTCATCTTCATGTACTTGGTTATTAATATCTTCTCGATTCATACCCCATGAGCAGTAAGGGCAATCAAAGTCATGCATGGTCTTGCTCCTGTGCTTCGATCATGGCTTTATAATCGCGCCACAATTCCCATTTCTTGCTTCGTAAATGTTCTTTGTAAACATTTTCAGTAATCTCAATCCAAATAGGATCTATTTCATTGCCTACTGGTTTAGCAACACGATCTAGTGCTAGTGTTTCTGCAATACTTTCTGGCAATTCTTTACGCACTAAGACAAACCCTTCCGGCACCGCTTTAACGGTCCGCTTTGCACGCAACCACATGACCCAGCCAGTATTTAAGGTTTCGTAGGCGAGCCTTCTGTCTTCACTGGTATCAGTGTTTAAGCACTCGTCTTTGATTTCGTAATCACCTGTGTTTTCATTAAATCTGAAAAAGGGTAAAAGATGAGAGTGAATAAATTCAGCTTCAAATAACGGTCTTTCAACTGCCCATCTTGCTTGCTTTTCTTTAATATCCATCACGCCTCCTCGCATTCACGTTTATTACGAGCGAAAATGGCATAGGCATCATCTTCACTAAAGTTGATATCAATTAAGAAAAAACCGTTTGGTGCAATTGGTTCCCACTTGGTGATATCACTGTCATCCATCATGATTTCCCAATCGTCAGGGCTAACACTGCTTTCCATCCAGAATATTACTGTGTCCACATCAAAGTGATTCTTAAACTTCTTCCATTCATCACTACTGACGTATTCTTCGTTTTTCAGATTCTCATTCATGTATTCTGAAAAGGCTGGATGTGTCCAAGTGCCCATTTCACTGCGATTAATTTCCATCGGTTCTAGATTTTTAAAACTCATCCTCACCACCAATCTTTTATTAAAATAAATAACTGTGCTAAAAATCCGGTCTACTTTTTTATTAAAGTAGGTTTATGCGACTTTTAACTTCTGATTTAATGCGAGCTGATCAATTGCCTGATCTATCGTTTTGTTAAAAGCAATCACGCTTTGCTCAAGCCCAGCAATATCCAAATCCTTTGCAAATACCCGGATAATCACCAGCTGCAGATACTCAGGCAGGCGAGGGTCATAACTCACGAAGTCACACCATTCACGACGAGTACAAGCCAGCTGACTAGTGATTTGAGGAATGTGCTCATCTGGTACTTGCTTAGTCAGCAGGGTGTTCAAATGCGTTGTAGTATCAGGACACTTAACTTCAATTTGACCTTCATCATTAACAAGCCCATCAGGTGAAGCACCGAACATTTCAATGAAAGGGTGGTCAATTAAGCCCGCTCCAACTACAAAGTTACCCGTTTCATTTTCATAAGCCGCTATTGCATGAGGCTCGTTATCGATACCCCATTGCATTGCTGTGTTTGTGAAGATTTCCTTCTGAACGCCGGTGAGGCGCTCAGCTAGAATAGTTAAACCCAATGCATTTAAAGCTTTGCCTTTATTTGGCTTGGCATTTAAATCCTTTACTCGGCTTGCTGTGACTTTGCCGCATCGCTCAGAATGCCAGTCATCACTACGCTGGAGAATGTTCATAGGTTTCTCCTTCGCGAGCCAAAGCCTGATCAGCAAATTGTGCGATTTCTTTTAGACTTGCAGCATGATTCGACCAGAATGTATTTTTCAAATTGCTGCTTGGTAGAGCAGAGTAGGCGGTCTGCAGGCGCTTAGTACCGTACTGTGCTTCATTTTTGAAGTGCGGCAGGTGTTCGGCTTCAAATGCTTGGTAGCCTTCTGGCATCTCAGATTGATTTTTTTGGGTTTCTGTCTCATTCCCAACGATTATCTCTTTGCCTTCCATTTCCTCTTTAGTGTACCCATCGCCAATTTCTTCAGGAAAGGCTTTGCGAAGTGCACCCGCTTCAGCACATTTAGCTAATTGGCCACGCTTGCGCTTTGTCCACATTGAATTCAAGCCGCCACCCTTAACTGTGGCACACGCTTCTTCGAAATACTCAGTATGAGCAAATGCAACCTTTTCACCGTGGATTATGCGATAAACAGTCACAGTGCAGAACTCGGGAACAGTGTGAGAAACACCACCAAAACTAATGTTTACCATTGGACCAAACACAGGTGCATCAATACCGGCATAGCTATGTGAGCGTGAAGCTGTGATTCGGTGCTCTGCAATTGATGGCATAATCACATCACGCCAGTCGCTATTCCCTGTTTTCGCATCTTTAACGCTCATTGGTACGATATGACAAGGCTTTTTCATAATGTCCAAATTACGAGCCTTACAGTACTCAACTGCCATTACAATTGATTCAGGTTTTGCGCCTGGAAAAATTGATGATGTGAGGGCAGACCACATTGCCTGATCAACATCATAATCCTTGAGCGAAAGACCTAATTGATTTTCTACTTGAGTAACAGCATTCATATTCTTCTCCTAAGGCTGTTCTGCTAATTTTTTAAAGTGCTGGCAAACATTCCGAACAATCTTGAACAACCACTTTTCTTCTTTTTGAGTGGTGTGCCTTGAGGTTGTGTGGAATAATTGAACAATGTGTTCATGGCATTCACGTTCGTACCAGTTGTATAGAAAATATTCTTCAATTGAGTCGTTGCCGCAGCTACCACGGTAGGCTGTCCAAGCACAATCCCAACAACGGATAGTTACTTGAAATGCTTGTTCGCCATACCACACAACAAATACGTCAATTGGATCTACACCGTTGTTTGCCGGAATGTGGTGCGCATGTACGCTTTTAACTTCCATTACACCGTCTCCAATTCCATCCCAAACAATCCAATCTCCCGCTTCACTTCTTCTAAATTCGTGAAGTAATCAAACTGCTGGGTCGTCAATTCATCAATTGCGATAAACTCATCGTTAAACACACAGTCATCTGGCAGACCACGGTAAGTCTTAACTGTGCATACCTGGTCTGTGTCGACTGTGCCGTCCTGTAGCACTAAGATGGATAGCGTGACGCGCTGGGTGTGCAAGTCATCAAGCAGCATGTACTGCGTGTCCAAGTGAATTTCGATGCGGCCAAAATAGTGAGCTACAAAATCAGGGTCGTAGTCGTGAGTGCTGAACTGCTCAGCAAAAGCGGTTTTGATTTTCATACCTGGCTCCCATAGTTATCAATTAATCCAAGAATTAATTCACCAGTTTTCTCAATAGAGATACCTTCTGGCCTATTCACCATGTTTTGAGCCGCCATTCGTATTTTTTCCAATCTTCCAGGTTGCTTGTCACGCTCAGTAAGCATTCCGTCAGCAAGCTGATAAGACAGAGCGATAACATCATCAAAATCACAATTGGTTGTTCCCCAGCCACGCATACCACACTGCTGAATTGGGCCACCCGGATTTGAGAGTAAGCCGCTTAGAATCTGGATTGCGAATTGATCACGTAGAGAGATACTCATACCGCCTCCTTCGCCATAACAAGCTGTTCTTCAAACTCAGTAGTAAGCTCTGCAACGATTTTGCTGGTCATACCTTCTTCAAAATCAGGTGCACCTAAATCGCGGTCATCCGGGGTGATAAATCGAATTTCCCCCAGTTCAATCCATTGCTGACCATCTTCATTGACTTGCAGAACCTCAACTTGTAGTGAGCAATCCTCCTGACCTTCTAGCCATACGATTGCCTTGCCGATAGATTCCGTACCTTCGTGTTCATGTGGGTAAAGCTTGCCCTGAACTGATAACTCTTGAAGGGCAACGAATGGTTTAGCCTGATTGATAGAGACTTCAACTTCTTGTGCAGGCCCACTTGCATCGGCGTAGTTGCAGCCTGTGATTAACGAAGCTGTAAGCAGGGTAATGAGTTTGGCGTTCATACAGCACCTCCGAATACTTGACGAAGGGCAGCTACAACTTGCTCGATTTCTTCCTCAGTGCGCCATGCGCCAAACGCAGCCCTGTTTTCATCCGTTTCGCAATCGTAATTGTCCCAGTCGTAACAAATCTTCCTATTGCTATCTATGTAGTAGTATTTATCACCATCTTTAGGCTCAAAAGGCGCAGGCACTTCAATACCATTGATTGTGATAGTGCGAGGGGCGAGGCGGAATAACCATCCGTGACCCAACTCAAGAAAATAGCAAATCTTTGCTGTATTAATTGCTAACGGATACCAGGAAGACATTGAATTACACCATTCAACCTTCTCACCATTCGCCAAAGCAATCAGCGCCTCTTTCCCGCTAATTAACTTGCCTTCATCATTATTTGCATTCATAATTAATTCACTCACTAGGGTGGGTCGGGCCTCAAGTTGTTACCGCAACGTTGGGGCTTTTTGTTGTCTGTGAATTAATAGTAAGTTAACTTACCAAATTGGTCAAGTGATTTGGTAATTAAAATTACTTTTTTATTTTTAAAACTTACTTGATATGTTTTAATAGACAAAAGAAAACCCACACGGGGTGGGTTGTTTGGAGTTTATTATGAATCAAGAACAAACATTTCAGCTAATTTTAGCTCTCATACAGCAAGGGGTTAAAAACCCAGAAGAGATAGCAGAAATTATCGAACACTTATCCAAAGAGGTCTTTACTCAGTCCTGAATGGTATATTTAAGCCCTCTAGCTGCTTTGTGGCATTGGGAATAGAGTTTTAGCCAATAATCTCGTGACTTCTGTTCCTCTGAAACATTTTTATTTTGCGACATCGTGAATCCAACTTCCTTATTGGCAATTAGCAACATTAGATCATAAGCCACACGCGCTTCTGAGTTGTCTTTAATTTCCACTGGGCCACTTAAGCTAGTTTTATCAACCATTATTTTCTCCACCCGGTCTGTAATGATTGCTGTGCCGGGTTCACAGCTTAGGAATTCTTGTTATGTCGAAACGACTGCTTTATTTCTTCTTAAATACCAGCCTAAGCTGTGGCGCTTTAGCATTTTCGCTCGACAGAGGCGGTTTTGAACGCTTGGCAGTGTATTTCCTTTATGGCCTATCAGCAGTGCTTTTAATGCTCTTCGCTGCTGGAATTATCGAAATAGTGACATCTTCTCAAAACCTGGACTGAGGATAAAAAATGTCTTTTATAAAAATTATTTTGCTTACTCAATTTCTTACCTACCTAACACTCTGTCTTACCCTTGACCGCTCTAACTATTTCCCCGTTTTCTCCCTTTGGTTGTGTGGAATTCTGATTGGTATGACCATTGGAGAGAAAATTCAGGAACGAAAAAATAAAGGTGAGAACCCCCAAAACAGCCAGCAATATTGAACGCCTTTCAGAGTCTTTGAATAACGATACAAGCCACTGTAAAAACCTGGCTGTCCAGTGGTGGCTTGGCGGCCTAATAACTGTGCGGATTTCTTCTATGGGTTCCCAGTGAGATTCACCTGGATCACCGTTGTACCACTTCTTGATTTTTTCTTTTATTGTCATAATCATATTCTGTGCTATATTTTGTTTACTATCGTCCTTGCACGATTGGTGAGCGCCATGCCTGCTAGTGTCATGCCGGACACTAGCGTTTAGGAGTGATGACCTAAACAGAGCCCGAGCTTTACTAGCTCGGGTTTTTAATTTTTACCAACTCTGAATTGATGTTATTTGCCAAACCCAGCCTATAACCTCAAATTCCTGCTGCTTTCTTTCCTCAGCTGTTAATACAACTTCTGGGTATTCAATCGCATTATCTGAAACTACCCTAACCCCACCTTGAGGCAAATTATAAAGACGTTTAGCCATAAAAAGACCACCATGGCAAATAGCATATATTTTCCCGTCCTTTATTGTTTTACGTCCTAAATCAATATGAATTGTATTTCCATCTTTAATTTCAGGAGTCATAGAGTCTCCAGCAGCTAATGTAGCAATAGCGTTCTTTTTATCAATGTCTAGTTTTCGCAATACAGCCTTTGAAAGGCGCATTTTTTGAGTATTAGACTTAAGAGCTTCACCAATAGATCCACCACCACAAGCAAAACTAAAATCTTCAAAGAAGGGGATTTCTACCTCATCATCATCAAGAGGGGTATTTTCATCATACACAGAGACTCCGTGAAAATCCTTATCCTTCAAGGCTGGGGCATTTTCACCAGAAGTAAGCCATCTAGGTGTGGTTTTTAAGATTTTAGCTAAGGCCATAAGACTTTCATGTTTTGGCACATTCTCATCTTTCTCCCAATAAATCACAGATGTCTTAGAGACACCTATAGCGTCAGCTATCTGCTGTTGAGTTAATTTATTTTCTTTTCGCAATTTTTTAAGTCGACTTCCAAGCGTTTCCATTTTTTTACCAATTTTCATGCGTAAGTTATCTTACCAATTGACTAGGTAAGTTTTATGTAGTTTAATAAGGTAAGTTAAATTACTTTAAGGGTAACTTAGATGACCAAATCTGAAGCTTTAGCCTTGCTTAACTGCTCGGTTACTCAGTTGGCAGACAAGCTAGGCATTACACACAACGCTATTAGCCAGTGGGATGAAAAACAAATTCCCCTAGCACGTGAGTATCAAATTCGAGATATAGCAAATGGAAATCCACCCATAAAACGAAATGTCGAAGTTGCATAGGAAAAACCATGACCAGAAGAAAACCCAAAAAAGACGCTTCAATCACGATCCATTTGCCCTTAGCAAAAAAAGAGCAATTGGCAGGATTGGCTGAAATACAAAGAGCTGGACAGGGCGCCAGTGAATACGTGTATGAGAATCTCATTGTTCCACATCTCAATCGTTTAAAGGATGAGACAAAGATTAAACAAAAGATTTTTGGCTTGACAGAGAACGATAAGAACCATGAGCAGCACACAGATTTATGCGGTCGCCCAGCTTCTTTAGACAAAGAAAAAGCCTGACGGTCTAGGTCAGGCTTTTAGTGTTCACCAACATTAGGAAATCTAAATGAACAACAACATTTTAGCAGAGATAGAAATAAACCAAAAGATCTATCTGTTTCAAAAAGCGGTAGAGCGATATGCGGTAGAAAAAACCTTGCCTAATGCTCAGGCCGTGTCTCAAACCAAAGCGCAGTTGCTTGCTTTCACTATTGGAGGTGGCAAATGAATATTGGCGTGGATTTTGAAAAATTCATACAACAGGCAGCAGTCGTGGAAGAGAATTACACCAAGAAGCCCAATGTGGTGTTTGATGAAATCATGCGCCAAGTAAGCCCGAATGCTTATAAATGCCTTGATGTAATTATTCGCTGCACTCTTGGCTATCAGCGTGATAGCTATCCTATTTCATCAAGCCTATTCCAAGAGATTACTGGAATCAAAAGACGTGAAACTATCATTGATGCAATCCGTGAGCTTGAGCAATTAAAGATCATTTCTGTTGATCGCAGTACTCATATTAATACTTTCTTCTTAACTCTTTCTTTGTACGGAAAAACCGTACATGTACTAAAAAACCGTACAGAGTTGGAATGTACGGAAAAACCGTACAGACCTTGTACGGATAAAGCGGACAGAGTTAGTACGGAAAAACCGTACACTATTAAAGAAAGAAAGAAAAAAGAAAATAATATTAAATTTTCTTTCTCTGAGTCACTAAAAAATCTAGGTGCTGATGAGCAGTTAATCAAAGATTGGTTAGCTGTCCGCAAGAACAAAAAAGCTGCTAATACCGAAACAGCTTTCAAAGGTTTTGAACGTGAATTCAACAAAGCAAATTTAAATATCAACACTGTGCTGAAGATCTGCATCGAACGTTCATGGCAGGGCTTCAATGCATCTTGGTTGCAGAATATCAATCTTGCTGAATACCAGGAGCAAGAGCAGTTATCTGAACAACCAGCATCACAAACAACTTCTGGCGAATGGGTGGACTTCTGATGACAACACTACATTCGATGATGTTTGAACAGGCTGTACTGTCTACGTTGATGACTGTAGCTGACAGTCTGAATGCACTGGAAATCAAACCGACTGTTGAGGATTTCTACGCAACACGTCACCAGGAGATTTTCAAAGCAATCGAGAATTTAAATATCCAGGGGAAACCGTATGACTTTGTGATGGTTAAGGATTTTGTTGAAACACAAGGCAAGATGAATCTTGTGGGTGGTGAGCAGTATTTCCTGGAGCTTTCCCAAGAAACAGCAGCAGCGTTTTTTAACCTGAACAGCTACATTAGCAAACTTAAAAAACTGACTGAATGTCGCAAGGTGGAAGAAGCTGGCAAGAAAATCATGGAACTGGCCCAGAATACCCTGATTGAAGACATGCCACTCAAAGCCCAGGAGATTGCAGCAGGCGTAGAGTCTGTCATTGCCACAGATACCCGATACAGCCTGCAAGATTCCAGTGTGGCTGCCCTGGAGATTCTGGAACGTAAAATTGCACATAAGCGTGATAACACTGGATTGGCTTATGGTGTAAATACTGGCCTTCGTGATCTGGATGCCATTATCGGGGATATTGAGCCTACCCATCTTTGCGTTGTGGCTGCTGCACCAGGTGGCGGTAAAACCACATTGGCCCAGATGATTGCTATTAACGCAGTAAAGCGCAATAACGCACCTACGCTGTTCTTCTCTGGTGAGATGTCTCATGACCAGGTGACGAGCCGAATCTTGAGCGCTATAGGCCGGATTCCTTTTAGCAATATCAAACGTGGCGAAATGACGGCTGATGACTACAGCTCATGGGTACACCTGACAGCACATGTTTTTCCACAGTATCCGCTAGAGATTGTGGATAAGGCTGGAATCAACCTGGCTGAGATGCGAGGAGAAATCAAAAAGACTATTGCCAAACATGGCCGCATTGGCTGCGTCATTGTGGATTACTTGCAGCTCATGACTGACCCAACATCAACCAAGCGTTATGAGGTGGTTACTGCAATCTCTATGGGCCTTAAACGAATTGCAAAAGACTTCAAGTGCCCTGTAATTGCGCTGTCACAGTTGACCAAGGAGGCGCTAGGCCGTCCGTTGACTATGTCTGATCTACGAGAGTCTGGGCAGATTGCTCAGGATGCCGATCAAATTATTTTTCTTTATCCCGATTCAAAAGATATGGGTGTGATTAATGCCAATGTTGCCAAGAACCGTCATGGCAAAACAGGGGTAGCCCGTCTTTTGGATGGTTTTGAATATTGTCAGTTCCGAAGCGTTCAGCGGCCAGATGACGCGAGTATGGGAGGTGGGGTGTGAACACAATGGCGAATCATCAGCTATTTGGATTAGCTGAAAATAGAACTGATATTTGGGCTACACCTCAAGATTTTTTCGACAAATTAAATGCAGTTTTCAAGTTTGATTTGGATGTTTGTGCGCTACCTAATAATGCCAAGTGCGAGCGATTCTTTAGCCCAGAAGATGATGGGTTAAAACAAGAGTGGACTGGCACTTGCTGGATGAATCCCCCTTATGGTCGAGAGATTATCGAATGGGTTGCTAAGGCAGCCTGCACAGCAAAACAAGGGCATACCGTTGTAGCTTTAGTTCCAGTGCGGACAGATGCACGCTGGTTTCAGGATTACTGCTTAGGTCGTGAAATTCATTTTATTCGTGGCCGATTAAAGTTTGGTGGTTCTAAGTCAAACGCTCCATTCGGCTGCTGCGTAGTTGTATTTAGACCAACTCTGAATGATGTTGAGTGGGAAAACGCAGGGGGTGGGGTGTGAAGGATAAAACCGAAGTAAATCAAATTGCAGTTTTTGAGCGCGTCATTGCAGTTTTACAGGCCATTCAAACTACGCCAGTCGCTTCAACTTCTGCACTAAGAGAACGAGTATTGTCTGATTTAAGTCTGAGAACCGCGCAAAGGTACTTAAAAGGCTTAGAGCAGGCGGGATATGTAAGTCGAGTGCTAGATGCTGGGTGGGGCAGAAGCGATGCACGTTATTTTTTGACAGAAAAAGCCAAACAGCTATTTGGGGTGCAGGGATGAAAAAGACAAAACAAAAACTATCCGCAACTTGGGAAATTCTATCCACAGCTGAGTATGTGGAATCACTGGATCGCAATGTAAATGACGATGATCTGGTGAAGATTTACCAGGGTTCATTCGTTCCATTGTTTCTGGCTAACCGTGTGGAGCGCAAGCAAATCTGGACTGTATCAATCAAGACTACCGCCAAAGCTGACGATGGCACTTTGCATGAGCATGAAATGGAATGGTCTTTCAATAAGCCGATGAGCATCAAGGAAGTGATCAATGGTGCCAAGCATATCAAGGTTGAAAGCGATGGCATCAAGACACGCTGGCAAGGCGTATCAAAGCAATGGCTTGATGCAGTGGATGAAGATTTAAAAGGGCTTACAGCTGTGAGTGCGTGGGCTACTGCAACGTGTGTGGGGATGGTTGAGCAGAGAAATCCAGCAGCGGTGCTGCTAGGCAAGATGATCAGTTGGGGAGCCACCGCATGACTAAGCATGACAACGTGAGCCAAGGAAAGATTATGAAAGCGACTGAGTTTGTTAAAGAGCATGGCATTGAGAAGGCAAGGGAGGTGGTTGATAGTGCTCCTGAATCTTCAACATTAGTATTTTATCATTTTGATGTAATTAATAATGAATTACTTGGGCCTGAATACTATAGAGATGGTGGCTCTCAGCATTTTGATAAAGACAATAAATCATGGGGTTTCTGTGTAGACCCTCAAACTAGAGTAGCGGAACCTCATGATGCACTAGAAAGTCTTTTCGACCTAAAACGCATTGTTGAGAGTCATGAGCTAGTTGAGAGGTGTGGCGGTTTAAACTCTCTAAAAGCATGGGTAAAAGAGACAAAGAGCAAACTCAGTCTTGCGACTTATTTTCATTGCAACAAGCCACTTGTTCTCATTCAAATTGAGAAGGCTGAACAAGCCATCGCAGACGTGGAGGCATGCCATGAAGTCAATTGAGGATATGGCGCATGAGTATGCCTTGCTGCACATGAGTATGCCGCGCTATCACGATGTGGATGATAGGGAAATTGTTGCTTGGGCTGTGGAATATGCTCAAGCCATGCAAACCGAACTCAATAAACTCAACCGAGGCGTACCAGATGCAATTCTCGAAGCTGAGCGCCGGAAGTGTGAGCACTTTTGGGGTAATCAAGTAACAGGTGGTGTAGTTGAAAGCTGCATGATCTGCGGACAGCGTAGGGAGGAAGGGTGATGAGAGGTTTCGAAAAATGGTTTAAGGATCAAGACTTCTACACAAACATGCGGTTCATTCATGGTGACAGGCTGTTTGATAAGGATGGTGATATTTATCGGGTGTTGCCAGTGCAGATAGCTTATCAGGGCTGGAATGCTCGTCAGAGTGAAATTGGTGAGTTAAAAGCCCAGCTCGAATGCTGCCGGAAAGAGAATGCAGTGCTGTTGGGGAAGGTGGGTGAGTTGAAGCGAGGTGCCAATGACTAACCTTCGCATTACTGCAACACAAGCGCTTAAAGCCGGACTAGGCCCTCGATTTGGTGTGAAAACCAAGTCGGGGAAAAAGAAATCCAATCCAGATCCAATGCCAAAGGTTCCGGCCCATCTGGTCGAAGGGAAAGGGTTTGGTGCGATGAATGATGAACTGCTTTGGTGTGAAGTTTTAATCACGCCTCCTTCGGTGAATCACTACTGGATTCGAGGCAAGAACAAGACCAATCGACTCAGTAAGCGTGCAATCCACTTTATTGACGTTATGAAGCGTTTTATCGAGCCGGCAGGGTATTTGGGTCGGGTTAAGGTAAAAATCGAATATGCGCCACCTGATGCGAAAGTAAGGGACATCGATAACATCGTGAAGCCTTGTTTTGATGCACTGTCAAAAGCTGGGCTGATTTTAGATGACAGCCAGGTGGATGAACTGACAGTTAAACGGTTGCCAGTATTTAAAGGCGGAAAGCTGGTAATTCAGGTTGAAAAGTTGAAGGTATAAGGGGAATGGGATGAATGCGGCAGTGAACAGAAAACATTTTTCAGTAGCCATTAATTGGGCGGCTCAGCCTATCGAATGGCATTTAGAGCAATATGGATCGTGGTTAACTCTTGATGAAAATTATGTGTGTTTAGGTGCCTCAAGCATTCTGGGCCATTTAATTGATACAGCGAATGGAGTATGCATTGATCGACGAGAAAGGGTTGCGCCACGATGCAAGATTAGTGATGAGCATGCAGATGCAGTAAGCGATATGCTTATTCATTTAATGCAAAGTGAAAACAGTAAGGTGCAGAAGTGTCTCAAGGTTGTGATCATGTTCTACGTTGAGTTTAAGTCTGAGGCAACGATAGCTAAAAAGCTGGGCATATCTGAATACGCAGTTACTCGGGATAAGATGCTTGGGATGGTTCGACTTGCAACTAAATACCAGTTGAGAAGCCGGATAATTGGTGCTTGAAAGTCAGGGTATATATTGATATATTCATGTTATAGTGATCACAGTGTACGTTAAAGCACTAGATTGATTTAAAAGCTCGCCAAATGGTGGGCTTTTTTTGTGCCCTTAAAAAGACATTTACCCTGCTGGAGTGCTGACCAGTGGAACATGTCTTCGAGTAAACTTCCTTCGGGAATCTAGACCAGGGAGTAGCGCCCCGACCTAAAGAGGATTGAAAGCAAGTAAAGCAGACCGTGCATGTTAGGTGTGTGTGATTGCGAGTAGCGGTAGATCAGTCGCCGAGCTGGTTAATATCGAAATCTAAGGCTGAGGTGGCGCTTTCCTTTAATCATCCTAGTGGTTTGAGTTAATGCGCTGCCAACCAAATTCTAAGGAGATCCACATGCTCCGATTCCTATTCTGTTTATTCGGCCTACACGGTGCGACTGAGATCGACCACACGATTGACGATGAAGAAATCAAAGTGTGTCGGGATTGCATGAAAGAAGTTAAATAATTAAGGGAGAGTACATTGTGAAAAATTGGGTAAAATGTTTTGTTCATAATTGCATTGTGCATCCGCTTATGATGTTCATGCCAAAAGATTTGGCGCATGAAATGCATGATCGTAACGCTGACTGGGCTTTTGGCTTGGATCGTTATGATGAACTTAAACTGGAGCAACAGAAATAATTGCTTCCAGCTGAATGTCGTAATTGCGGTAGCATTTGCCGGACGGATTACGGCAATCAAAGCCCCTCGCATTCTAGATGTTGAGGGGTTTTTCTTTTCTTATTGGTGGTGCTTATGGACACAGTAGAAGCAAAACGGAATTTAGAAGTACTTGAAAGAAACAGCAGCCGCTTAATGAATTACAACCATCTGTATTCAAGCTATGCATTTAAAGAAATGTGTGGCGCTGAACTTCGCAAAGTGAATAAACAGATCCACGGCATAGAAGAACAATTAAATGCGGAATCCAAAAAGACTCGCAGCAATCAGAAAGCTTCCATGCATTCGGTGTGGTAATCCCAATAGCCAGGCTGCTCATTCAAATAGTACCAAGCATGGTAAGGGTAGAGGGATTAAGGCTTCTGACCAGTTCACAGTTTGCCTATGCCATTCCTGTCATTTCAAGTTCGATACTTTCCAATTGGGCAATCGGGCAGAGAGTGAAGCCATGTTTGATCAGTGGTTGGTGAGAGTGAATCGGATGTTGGTGATGGAAGATAGAGAGGTGTTTTGATGAAGCAAGCTACGTTTTCACCAGTATTTGCATCAATGTATTGCGGGCTATGTGACATCGCCAGAAATAACGGCTATGCACTAACAGTCCATGGCACTATGAATCTTGATTTTGATTTAGTCGCTATTCCGTGGACAGACCAAGCAATTGAACCGGAAGAATTAATAAAATTAATAGCTGATCGCTGCAACTTACTAACTGGTCAAGAGTTTGGTACAGGGATATATAAGCAGGATGCAGAGATCAAGCCTCATGGTCGATTGGCTTGGCTAATTATAGTTGGTAGTGGTGCTGCTTTAGATATCAGTGTTATGCCTAAGCTAAGTAATTGAAAATATTATCATACGATAATTAAGGAGAAAGGAATGCTCCGATACATACGCCAGATACTCTGCTTCCACCATTGGGAGTTCGAGAATGACGTGTTCAGGGTGAAAGAGTGTAGGAAGTGTGGGAGTGCTTGATTCCTAATTTATTTTCTTTATATTTAGATTATTAACTTTAAAAAATAAACTGCCATGCTAAGAATTATATGGGACTATGGGACGCGCGCTCCCATACAGAGAGTAGGGTTGATTTTATTAGTTTGTGGAATTTTAATATCAATGATGTGGGCACATGAAAGTTCATCACTGAAATATTACTTTCAAGACGTAATTGAATATCCGCCCCGAAATAGCGGTGAATGGTTTTATAAGCTGTATTTATATTTTATTCCTTTCGGGCTTCTACTAACTTGGCTATACCCTTTTTTTAGAAAAATTATAAATTGCATAGCTACTTGGATATTTAAAAATAAGTAATTGAATGGAATAAGATAAGAAAACTTGAATAATTTATATAAAACATACTGTACCGAATCATACAAATTGGTGCCGGATAAAGCGGATTCCGTGTTATATATATTTTTCAAATATTAGGAGAACGCTATGAATTCATTTGAAGCTGACACTCTAAAAGAGATAGAGAAAATTAAAGCAAAAGCAGCAATAGCTGTAGCAATTTTAAGTCATGTTAAGAGTGATATGCTTACATCTATGAATGACAATGTTAAAATGGACATAATTGATATTATTAAGAAAGCTCAAGCTACCCTTAATGACTAAGTTTTTTAAAAAAAGTAAACCTCCTTCGGGAGGTTTTTTTATGAGGTAAATATGTCAGAACAATACCCTGGCGCAGAACCACTTGTGGATGATCGTCATGAGTTGTTCTGTCATGAATATTTAATTGATCTTAGTATCAAGAATGCAGCGGCACGAGCCGGATTTAGTGAAAGAAGTGCTCGTCAACATGGTTGGGTGGTTTTCAATCGTCCCGAAGTTAAAGAGCGGATTGCTTTTCTGCGTGAAGAGCGAAATCGAGAGCTTGGGTTAGATAGCTATTATGTATTGAAAAACCTCAAATCTATAGCTGAAAGATGCATGCAAGCTGAAGAGGTGATGATTGATGGTGAGCCCTCTGGTGAGTTTAAATTTGAACATTCGGGAGCGAATAAAGCTCTTGAGCTCATTGGTAAACACATTGGTATGTTCAATGACAGAGTAGAGCATACTGGCAAGAATGGCGGGCCAATCCAGACAGTCAATACAACTATTACTTTGGATGAGTTTAAAAAAGCCCGAGAGGATATTTTAAATGACTACTGAAGCGAGAGATGTGGCAATACAAGTTGAAGCTCAAGAGGATTTGTATTTCTTCTCTCGCTATATGTTCAAAGAACGTCGTAAGTATAAGTGGATGCATAACTGGCATCACCGGGTAGTCTGCGATGCACTTATGAAAGTTTTTCGCGGTGAAACAAAACGCTTAATCATTAATATTCCACCGCGTTACTCCAAGACTGAATTAGCGGTAATTAATTTTATGGCTTGGTGCTTTGGTAAGGTGCCGGACTGCGAATTTATTCATGTGAGTTACTCTGCCACATTGGCTGCAAATAATGCATTTCAGACTCGTAATCTGGTCCAAGAACCCGCTTTTAAAAAGATATTTCCTGATCTAATACTACGCGATGATAGTAAGGCTAAGGATGACTGGCGCACTGTTGCTGGCGGTGTATGCTATGCACAGGGTACGGGCGGAACTATTACAGGTTTTGGTGCTGGCAAGATTAGAGAGTCTTTTGGGGGTGCAATTATTATTGATGACCCGCATAAGGCAAGTGAGGCCAGCTCCGATACCATTCGTAAGAATGTCATTGAGTGGTTCCAGAACACGCTTGAATCAAGGACCAACTCACCAGATACGCCAATTATTGTGATCATGCAGCGACTTCATGAGGAAGATTTAGCCGGCTGGTTGCTTGATGGGGGGAATGGAGAAGAGTGGGAACATCTTTGCCTTCCAGCGATACAACCCGACGGTTCGGCACTATGGCCAGAGAAACATAGCATAGAACGGCTCAAAGTAATGGAAGATACAGCCCCTTATGTATTCTCAGGACAATACAGACAATTACCATCACCGCCAGCAGGCGGTTTTTTTAAGCCTGATCGAATTGAAATTGTAGAGACGTTACCGCCTGACATTGTCAAAGAGATACGGGCTTGGGATCTGGCTGCTTCTGAAAATGAAGGTGACTGGACTGCCGGCCCTCGTATGCTAAGAACCAAGAGCAACCATATCTATATTGTAGATATGGTGCGTGGACGATGGGGCCCGGAAGGTGTAGAGAATACTCTGAAACAGACTGCACAAATGGACGGTAGGAAGGTCCACATTCGGTTGCCACAAGACCCGGGCCAAGCGGGAAAATCACAGGCTAAAAACTTTATCACCATGTTGTCTGGTTTCAATGTTAAAGCTGAAACTGTATCGGGAGACAAGATTACCCGTGCCCAGCCGTTTGCTGCTCAAGTCAATGTGGGCAATGTGAAAATGCTAAAGGGGGACTGGAATAAGGCCCTGATAGAAGAATTGCGCAACTTTCCAAATGGCAAGCATGACGATCAGGTAGACGGATTGAGTGATGGTTTTAATGAGTTGTTAGAGGCCAGAACAAGAGCTAAACCAAGCGCTGGCGGCTCAAGAACATTTAACTAGGAATAACTATGGCAAATTCTAAAAAAGACAAAGTTAAAAATAAGGCTTTGTCTAACGGTTCACTTGACTCTCACTTGGCAGTAAAGAGTTTTTTTAATGCTGGCAAAGCTGCTGATATTGATGAGACTTTAATGAAGGCAGGTATTCAACGCCACCGCTTGTCTGTGTTGCTTGAAGATGACGAGATCGGCCAAGCTGCTGAAACTCGCTTGGATGCGTTGCTTGGTGCGCCTTATCGTTTAGAACCAAATGACACACCCGAAGCTGAATTGCTCACTCAAGAGCTGAATGAGTGGTTCGTGGAGCTTGCAACGTGTGCACACAATGCGCTGTTCTTTGGTTATTCGGTGCAAGAGGCGATTTACGAGCAAAAGGACACACATATCGGGCTTCAATGGATTGGCGAAAAGCCAATGGAGTGGTTTGAGCCTAAGAGTGATGGTCGTTTGATTTATCGTGCTGAATCTGGTTACGAGGGTGAAGTAGATCAAACAGTTAAATTTTTCTTAACTCGTCGCAAGCCATCTTATAAACAGCCATATGGTAAGGCGTTATTGGCTTCACTGTATTGGTTATTCTTCTTCAAACAGAACGGATTTAAGTTTTGGGCGAAGTTTTTAGAGCGATTTGGTACACCGATTTTGCTTGGAAAGGTGAAAGATGGTGATGATGAAGATATTCAGGCAATGAACAATGCTTTGCTGTCGGCTCATGCTCAGTCCGTTGTCTCAATCGATGCTGAAGATGATGTGGAAGTGCTGGGTGTAGCGCAAGGTACAGCAGGGTCGTCATTTGAAACATTCAATACCGAAATCAAGCGTCAGATTCAAAAGCTCATTTTGGGGCAGACGTTGACCAGTGGCACTGATAATTCAGGTAGTCGGGCATTGGGTCAGATACATGAGAATGTACGAAAAGACAAACTCAAGTCTGATATTCGGATGATTACACCAACTATTCAGGCTGTCATAAATGCTTTGTGTGAGTTGAACCAGTGGTCGAAGCATAAAATCATTATCGGTGATGAAAAATCACTTGAGACAGATAAGGCTGAGCGTGATGTAAAGCTAAAGAATGCCGGGGCTAATCTTACTCCACAGTATTTTCAGCGTGAATATGGATTGCAGGATGGTGATATTGCAGAGGTTCAAGAGCAAACACCAAAGACGTTCTCAGCTATTCGGAAACGCGCATTTAGCTTTAAGGCCGACGTGCAAGGCATTGACCAAAATCAGCAAGAAGTTGACGACAAGGTTGATGGTATTGATAAAGTGCTATTTTCTGAGTCTGAATTACTGAAAGTTGTTGAGACCGCAAAAGATACCAGTGAGCTTCAAGATAAATTGTATAGCTTAATGTCGGGCGAATCGGTTGAGAAATTCAATGCAACCATGGCGCGTGCTTTATATCTATTTGATGTGGTTGGGTATGTGCAGCGGAGTAAGTGATGTCAATAAGCTATGCCGATGCTCTCCGCTATGCCCGTGATAAGCGTGTTGTTCTGTCTGAAGAATTCTATTTATTAGATTTGAATGCAAGACAATACGCAACCACGGTAAGCGGACTGGCTTCACTTGATCAGATTCGAACCGTTATCAATTTATCCAATAAGGCAATCGAGAGCGGTTCAACATTTCAAGAGTTTCAAAAGGCTGTAAAAGAATCGGGGATTGAGCTTAGTCCACATCATCTGGATAACATTTTCCGCACCAATATTCAGAATGCGTATGCACATGGTATCTGGACGCAGCAGCAAGAAAATAAAGCCAATCGGCCTTATTTGAAATATTCATCATTAACTGATAGTCGAGTTCGTCCGAGTCATTTAGCTTTGAATAATATTGTCCGGCATATTGATGATGCTTTTTGGGATACACATTATCCACCCAATGGATTTCAATGTCGGTGCAGTGTGGATGCTTTGACTGAAGCGCAAGCCAAGAAACAAGGCATTACACCCGATGATGACCTGATGGGTGTACAACCCGATAAAGGTTGGGCTGTAAGTCCTGCGAGTTATGGCAAACATTTAAATGATGTACTTCAAGAGAAGATTGATGATGCATTACTCACAGACACACCACTTGCACGAAAATTAAGTGATATTCAAAACGAAGCTTTAGTTTCACAGCAAGCGAATGAATCAATCATTAAGGCTTTCGAGCCAATGTCTGAAGAATCAAAACAGGTCAATGAATCAATTGTTGATCGTGTGCTTGAGAAGAATAAAGACATTGAGCCAAGTGCAATCCGAATGCTGACTGAACTTGTAAGAGATGATGAGCAAGCATTAACCGATCTGCTTAAAAACGCTGTAGTGAAAGACGATAAATCTATTGTTGCCTGGATGAAGCGCTCGTTTGATTCACTTATGCTGATTTCTAAGAATCTTAAATCTAAGATTACTGGAAACAACATTAAGGGCTTTGATTCGCTCAATCTGCAAAAAGGTAATGTGATTGGCATTCAGACACCAACTCTATTTAAAACATCGGCTCGAGCAGGGAAGAGCATCACTATCTTGGATGCAAAAGGCATTGCACTCGATTTAAGCAAGATTAACGGCTTGAACGGGGCGTTATTGGCTCCTGATTTGAATTTAGAGGTTGTTAGCATCACTGGTGATGAGGTAGTGCTGAAGAAGACAAACGAGCTTGCTACACGGCTATTTGTGGCAAATAACACGTTATTTAATTTGTATTAATCAAAATCAATTTAAGACCGTCCTTTTGGGTGGTTTTTTTATGGAGCATGAAAAATGCCAAATCCAAATGAAAAAGCTAAGCAGGAGCAAGATCAGTTTTGCTTTCAGCTTGGCCAAGTCAGTGTAGACAAGCCAGAGGAAGGGAAAAAGAAGCGCACCTTCTCGGGTATTGCCTATAGCGGTGAAGCAATTACTGACCACTGGTATTGGGACAAGGTGGTGTTTGACCTTGATTCGATCCAGATCAAAGGCCGTATCCCCGCATTGCTAGAGCATCGAACCAGTCAAAGAGCTGGAGCAATCAATTCATATTCTGTGAGCCATGCGGAAGGCCTCAAAATTGAGGGCAATCTACTTTCAAATGAATTCGGAACTCAAGTTGCCCAGGACTCTGATGATGACTTTCCATGGCAAATGTCAGTACGGATTTATCCCACTACAGTGGAAGAAGTTAAAGAAGGTTCAGTCATTGTGAATGGCAGGACATTCCAGGCACCTGTTGCCATCTTTCGGGGTGGTCGTATTCGTGAAGTGTCTTTCTGTGCTTTGGGTGCAGATGACAATACAAACGCAGTGGCAGCAAGTCACAACCCAACTCAACAACCAAAAGAGGACACAGACGTGGACTTAGTACAGGCGCAAGCCAAAATCACAGAATTGGAAGGTCAGATTAATACTTTGACTGAACAAAACAAGCAATTTGCAGCTGCAAAACGTGAAGCTGAAATCACTGCATTAGGCAAAGACCTGGGCAAAGAATTCAGTGCTGAAGATATTGCCGAAATGAAGAATCTTGATGATTCGGCATTTGCATTCTCAGCTAAGCAATTACGCCAATTCTCGGCAACTCAACCGCAAAAACCAGCATTGCCAGATTACTTGACTAAGCATCAAGCGCAAGGTGGTCAAAATCAATTCAACACAAAGCCGATGTCACTCGCTGACCAAGCTAAAGCGCGTAAATAAGGGGTAATACAAAATGGCTGTAACTAAAAAAGGCGTAACGTCGGATTGGTTGGCTTGGGAATTAGATGGCAACCATCGTCCGAGCCGTGAAAATGTAACTGTAGCAATCAACCAAACTATCGAAGATGGTCAGCCAGTATCATTTGATGCATCAGGCGACATCGTTTTATTTGATGGCACTGGGGCTGTTGCAGGTATTGCAATTGGCACAGTGAAAACCACAACCGGAAAAGGCAAAGGCGTGATATTGGCGCATCAAGCTCGTATTGTGGCTGAAAAATTAAAAGTTGAGGCGGGGGACTTGGCGACTGTTGTTGCTGGTCTTAAGACTCTTGGCATCACTACTGTGCGCTCGGCATAAGGGGAAAAGAATGGACGAATTAGAATTTAGCACACAGGAATTATCCGCTGCTATTACAAACTTACCAACTCGCATTGGCAATCCAAACGATGTGAATTTATTTCGCAATGTGCCAGGCACAACCAGTGCTTTTGAAGTTGAGTTCTATGCTGAAGACACAGTTTTAGTGCCAACAACCGCTTGGGGTGGTGTTGCTCCAAAAAATGGCAGCGGTACTCGAACTTTAGAAACTTTTGCAATTCCACACATGCCGCTTGAAGATGTTGTGAAAGCATCTGATGTGATGGGTGTGCGCGCGTTTGGCAGTACTGCTGCTGAAACTGTAAATGGCAAGGTGCTCGATAAACTTCAGATCATGAAAAATAAAATCGATACCACACTTGCTTATCGTCGCACGAAAGCAAAACAGGGCATCATTTTAGATGCTGATGGCACAGTGATTGTAAACTACAACACGCGCTTCGGTATTACCCCGCAGTTTGTTGATTTTGAATTAGGAACCGCAACTACTGATGTTGCTGCGAAATGCCAAGACGTTATTGATCAAATCGAAGATGGTCTAGGTCAAGAAACTACATCAGGTATTGAAGTCGAAGTTGATCGTGCATTTTACGATGCCTTGGTTGCTCACAAAAACGTGCGTGAAGTGTTCTTAAACTGGTCTAAAGGCGCTGATGTTCTTGCAACCGGTAACAAATCAGGCTTTGAATTTGGCGGCTTAAAATTCATTGTGAACCGTCAAAAAATTGGTGGTGTACCGCTGATTGGTGTGAAAGAAGGTCATGCATACCCACTTGGCACACAAGATGTATTCTTAAACGCATTAGCTCCTGCTGACTTCTCTGACACGGTGAATACGCTTGCATTGCCGTATTACGCATCTCAAGAGCCATTGAAGCACAACCGTGGCTTTGAGCTTCATGTTCAATCAAACCAATTACCAATCGTTGCTAAGCCAAAAGCATTGGTGAAAGTAGTTTCAACCAAATAGGTGACCTATGTACGCAAACCGAGCCGATCTGGTCTTGCGTTACGGAGAGGTTGAGGTCTCACAATTAGAACGAAGTTTGACTGCTAATGAGTCGGTCAACTCCTACATCGAAGATGCGTCTGATATTGCCGATGGTTATATCGGGGTCATCTACGATGTGCCGCTTTCCGACCCCCCTAAAAACTTAAAAATCTATATCTGCGATATTGCTCGATTCTTACTGTGGCGTTCCAAAGCGTCCGACCAAGTGCGTCAGCGATATGAAGATGCAATCGGGTTTTTAAAACGCGTGGCGGATGGGAAGGCAACGCTTCTAATTCAGGATGCTGAAACTCAAGAAGTAACCAAGCCGAAAAAAGTTAGAGCTAGCGCACCACTTGGGACGACGTACACAGGTGGTGTTTTCTCAAACGCAAAACTTGATGATATGCCGAGTCTTTAATCATGGCGGATACTATTCAATTTCACGGTCAAGAAAAGATAACCGAGTGGCTGAACAGAGTTTTAAAGGAAGCTGGCGACCACTCCAAGTTGATGCACAACATCGGCTCAATACTAGAACACAATACAAAACAGCGTATTAATACCGGTATTGGTACTGATGATAAGCCTTGGCAAAAGTCATGGCGTGCAAAGCTTCAGGGCGGTACAACGCTTCGTGATACAAGTCGATTGTATAACTCAATTAAGTACACAGTGCTTGATGGGGGCAAGCGTGTCGTTGTGGGTACTAATGTTTTTTATGCTCCTGTCATGCATTACGGTGCAACGATCAAGGCAAAAACAGGAAAGTATCTCAAGTTTAAAACAACGATGGGTGGATGGGCTCAGATCCAAAGCGTGATTATCCCACCAAGGCCGTTTCTTGGTATGTCAGTTGATGACTCTCAAGAAGTTCTATTTGAAATTGAAGAGTATTTATTGGAGTTGCTACTCAATGCTAAGTGATTATTTTGCAGTTGAACCCAAAATTGTTGAATTGCTTGAAACCAATAAAGACATTTTGGCGGTGAATACACCATTTAGTGTTGACGATATGCTTCAGATTACGAACATTGCGCCTGCGCTGAATGTGATTTATGTCGGTGATCGCGTGGGTGGGAGTGTCGGGCAGGGCCGAGCAAACACGGTCACTCAGCAGTGGCTCATTGTTTTAGCTGTGCGTGATGCATCATCGCAACTTGATCAAACGAGCAATATTCGCAAAGAAGCAGATCCGCTGATTCGTGAGTTGCTTAGCAAAATGCAGGGCTTCAACCCTCAAGTTGCAGGTTTTCGATCATTTGAACGCGTTGATGCGGGTGTGCAAATTGGCTCATCGGCAGGCTTTGCGTATTTCCCTTTCTTATTTGAAATCAAATTTATTAATTAGGAGCCGTTATGGTGAAGCAATATAAAGCTTTAAAACCAGTGGGGCGTTTTGGCGTCGGCGATGTGATTGCCGAATTACCTCAAGCGCAAATCAAAAAATTAGTCGCAGATGGCGTAATTCAGGAAGTCCCTGAACCAAAGCCAGCTGCTTCAGCCAAGAAAACCACAGGGGATGAAAAGTAATGGCTAAGGAATATATTTCTCTGCAGGGTAAGTTCTACTTATCCAAGCTGTCGAATGGCATTGCTGGTGCGATGCGTCATATTGGTAATGTGCCCGATTTTGAGCTAGAGATCGATGCTGATGTGATCGAGCATCAAGAATCAACATCAGGTAAACGTACAACTGACTTCACTATGGTGAATACCACAGCGGTAAGTTTCAATGGAACACTGGAAGAAGTAAATAAAGAGAATCTGGAATATATCGTTTCAGGTACTAACACTGAAGTCGCTACAAATACGGTGACTGATGATTCCCTTGGAACGGTGGTTGTGGGTGAAGAAATACAGCTGGAAGGTTATAACCTGAAAGAAGTTTCATTTAAGGACTCGACTATTGGTGCCGCCAAGACAGTTGATCCATCAAAATATAAAGTGGATGAAGTATTTGGTACTGTGATTTTCCATGATGTGGCTGATCTGACCATGCCGATTCTGGCCAGCTACAAAACAGGTGCGGTAACTCATACTTCACTTGCAGATGATTTTGATGAAGAGTACGAACTATTCTTTAAGGGTATCAATACGGCAACTGGTAAACACATGGCCGTTCGTTTATGGCGAACCAAAAAATCACCGGAAACCACTTTCCCTCTGATTCATGAAGAGCTGGGTCAGTATGAAATTTCGGGTCAGGCTTTATCTGATACAGAACGTGGCATAGATCCAAAATTGGGTTTATATGGCCACATCGTGACAATTCCTGCAGCAACTTAATCAACCAAATACAGGCACAGGGGCGCATTAGCGTCTTTTTTTGTGCCTGTGTTTTATGGTGCTTAATCATGAATAAAACTACTGCGATATTTTTCTTTTTACTGATCATTGTGATGATCATATCTGTACTTAGTTTTTTTAACTTTAAAAAGATGAATTGTGATGGTGACACCAAGTTCTTTATTTATCACGGCACTCAATATAAGTGTTCAAACTATCAAAAGTAATGAGATTCCATCATGAATGATTTTTTTCTAGCAGCTAATCGCTCTATGACAGTGAATGATGTTGAAGTTCACCAGATCCAGATAAAAGATTTTGACCAATGGGCGGTACATGCCGAAAAGGTAAAAGGCTTCTTAAAGGAAAAAGATTATTCAGATGAAATTTTAACCGAGCTTTTTAAGACTCATTCAATTGAAGTGCTGGGTATATGCAGTCTGGCCACTAAGCTTCCAGCAGCTAGCCTGATTGATTTGGCCAATGCTTCGGAACAGCAATTTAAAGAAGTTTTATCAGCAGTACTGCAGGTCAACGGTGCTTATTTTAAAGAAGACCAGCCTAAACGCCGTAATAAAAAGCAGGTAGCAAAAGACAATGATTCAACCTGGTTTGACTCATTCCAGTTGCTGATCAGTGCTGGCCATACTCATACCGAAATCATGAATATGACTTATGGTGCTTACAGTGAGTATTTAAAATCAGTCCAAAAGGATTACCGGAATAAGCTTGCAGCACTGACCAGTGTAGTGAGATCCGCTCAGCATGCTTCTGCGAAAGACTTGAAAAAATTCTTAGAAGATTTAAAAGACTCATCGTGAGCAAAGAAGCTTTTTCACATTGCGATAATTTAGACCAGTCGGTTAAGATGCTCAAAAATATCTCAAAATAAGGTAAGAAAATGAAACAGACTTTTTTATCTGTTGTAGTTGGGGGATTTAGGAGCATTACTCTGTGAATCTAAAATATGTACTTATTGCAGTTATTCTGGTGGTAGGTGGTCTTTTTTATTTTATGCATCAAAGTAATAAGGCTGATGCAGAAAGACTTGAACAAGCAAAAGTAGCTCATGAACAGAAAATCAGACTTGAAGAAGCTGCGGCTATTCAAGCTAAAAAAGATGCTGCAGAATTAAAAGCTCGTCATGAGTTACAGAGAATTAAAGAAAATGAAGCAAGTCAGAAGGCTCAGCAAGACAAACAAAAAGCTCAGATAGAGCTTGCAGCCTCTAAAGTAAAAGATAGCTTGCTTGATCCTGATTCTGCAAAATTTAGGAATCAGAAAGGGTATTGCGGAGAAGTTAATTCTAAAAATCGAATGGGAGGATATGTTGGATTCAGCCGATACATATATATGCCTGAAGATGGACTAGTAAGAATTGAGAGTGATACACCATCAGGTACTTCCTCAGTGTTAATGGATGCTTTATGGAAAATAAAGTGTGAATAAAATTTAATCTCTAATTAAGTCGGTTCATTTTTTAGAGCTTTTAATATCTTCATCTAACCCACCATTCGGTGGGTTTTTTATTGCGAGTAAGAACATGGCCGGTAAAGAATTAACCTTTAAACTTGTGATGGAAGCTGATACTAAGAACTATGTATCAAATATTAAGGATTCAGAGAGTGTTACCAAGGCCCTTTACGCCGCAATAAAACAAGAATCTGAAAAACTGAAGGCTGCATCTGAACAAGCTGCTCAGGAAGTTGGAAAAATAGTTCCTGATGATTTGCAGAAGAAAGCTGATCAGGCTGCCAGCAAGATCAATAATCTTGGTAGCGAACTTCAGGATACTGCAACTAAGGCAAATAAGGCAGGCTTTGAAATCGGTGAAGCCATTCCAGGTGATACAATTCAGCTGGCGGAAATATTAGGTACTAAATTCTTTACAGCGGCCAAGGAAATTGAAGCTCTTGGTGACAAATCGGTTATCAGTGCTAGTGAACTACGCTCAATGTCGAGTATTGGTGAGCAAGGTCTTAATGAGCTTAACTCAGCACTAAAAGCTGCTCAGGCTGAATTGGTTCGTTTGCAAAGTACGGATGGTACCTTAAAAGATATTGAAATCGCCAAGCAGCGTGTTCTAAGTATTGAAGATGCTATTAAAGAAACATCCAGTGCATTTAATTACTATCAGGACGTTGCTGTAAATGCCATGCGTGGCGTGGACAATGCCACCCAATCGACCATTAATCAGTTACAGCAGTTCAGTGCAGTAGATCTATCAGGCGTAATAGGTGAAGCGCAGACTGTAACTCGTGCTATCGAGTCAATGGGAAGCGGTGCAACAGTATCTACGCGTGAAGTTCAGCGTATTGGTGAATTAGGCTCTAATGCGATTAATGCCTTAGAAAGAGAACTGAACGAGGCTAAATTAGCTTGGCAGGCCCTATCAAATGCCAGCCATGATATTTCCCTGGAAGAACTGAATCAGGCTAAACAAAAAGTTGAACGCTTGGAGCAGGCTCTGGACCTGACTGAAAACTCAATGAATGAGTTTAAGAGGGCGACCCAGCAAGCAGCACCAGTGGTGGATCATCTGGATCAGTCTCTGGAAAAGACAAACCATGAGCTTAAGGATACAGAAACTTTTGGGCAACGGGCGGCAAGTGAGGTTGAAGGCCTAAGAAATAGCTTCAATGCTTTAACCGGTGTTTTGGCTGCAGTGGGTATTGGTACAAGTGCAATGGAAATTGCACAGGTATCTGATCAGTATAAAACACTATCTGGCCGTATTCAGATTGCGATTGGTGATAATGCCAACTTAAAACAGGCAATGGATGATGTTGCAAATGTAGCCATAAAAACCAATTCTAATCTTGTGGCTACCGGTGATCTGTTTGCACGGCTGACTAAAATTGGTCAGGAGATGAAGTGGCCGCAAGAGCAGGCTTTAGCACTGACTGAAACTATTAACCGCGCCATTCAGGTGGGTGGTGGTAGTGCAGAAGCGAATGAAGCTGCAATTACCCAGCTTAATCAGGCGTTAGGTTCAGGTGTACTACGAGGTGATGAGTTTAACTCCATGGTTGAACAATCACCGCGACTGACACAGGCAATGGCTGACGGATTGGGTGTGACTACTGGCCAATTACGTGAGATGGCTAATCAGGGACAGTTGACCACCGCCGTAGTGACCAAAGCCATTTTAAGCCAGAGTGAAGTGATCATTGCCGAGTTTAATAAATTCCCAGCTACGATTGGCGCTTCTATTGAGAACCTGAAAACAGCCTGGACAATTTATATCGGTGAAGCAGATGCAGCGAGTGGAGCAAGTGCCAAGGTAGCCCAAGCCTTAAAATTTGTTTCTCAAAACCTTGATGCACTTATTACAACCCTTACTGCTGCAGCTCAGGCATTCATTGCTTATAAAGCTATTGGAATGGCAGCAGTATTTCTGGAAAAAGCCAATGCAGCGAAGGCTGCACAAGTTGCTATCGCTACAGAAACCGTAGCATTGACTGCAAATACCGGTGCAAATACAGCCAATACACGTGCTACCCATCTTACGGCAGTAGCTAAAACCGAACTGGCTGCTGCAACCAATGCAAGCACAACTGCAAATACAGCAGCTGCAGGAGTATTTGGGCGGGTTACTGCTGCAACAAATGGCCTTAAGGCAGGATTGGTTTCTGTTTTATCCAGGTTTGGAGCATATGGTGCTGCAGCAGCCGGTGTCGTAATCGCTAGCAATTTGATGATTGACGGTTTTAAGGCAACTGATGAATGGCTACTACGACAGGGTTCTAATTTTATTGACTGGGCTGTAGCGAGGGCAACAGGTACAAAGTCGTTGGCCGAGCAGGAACGCGATCTGGCAGCAGCAGAGGAGGAATCACGAAAGAAACAGGAAGCAAGTACTGCGGCCAAGGAAAAACATGCTGCAGCTGCCGAGAAGAGTAAAGATAAAACCTATCAGCTGACCGAACAATCCAAAAAGCTTATTACAGAGTTTGATGGATTAATTGCAAAGGGCGAACCTGCTAAAGAAGCCTTGGAGAAAGTTTCTCAGGCTATGAAGTTTGATTCGACCAAAGGTATTAATGACGCAATTACCGCTTTAATTCTCCTGCAAAACCAAGGGAAAATTACGGGCGAAGAATTGCAAGGGAGTTTAGGCAAGGCCTTAGATGGTAAGGACCTGGTTGTTTTTGAAGCGAATGCCAGAGCTGCTTTTGCAGGAACGTCAAAGGAAGCTGAAAAGAATGCTCAGATAACTGAAGCTGTAATGAAGGCGGCATTAGATCGTACCGGTCTAAGTACAGAACAGCTTCAAGGTCGTTTCTCAGCTGCATTTCAATCTGCCAGCAATGATGTACAGCTGGTCGTTAGTAATCTTGAAGCTTATAAAGCTCAGGGTATTGATACCGGACTGGCACTTTCAGCTAATTTAAATAAAGCAATTGATACCGCCCAGACTCGTGCCGAACTGGACTATGCCAAGAGCTCTCTGATTGCGCTTGAAAAACAGGGGTTGATTACTGGTGAGCAGGCTGCATTCGGCCTGAGCCTGATTGAAAAAAAAGCCGCTCAATTGCCAGCTGCCTTAAACCCTATAGAGGCCGCATTCAGTTCTCTAGGGATCAAAACCAAAGAGCAATTAAATGATGTGGCGATTAGTGCTCAACGGAACTTTGATGTTGTAAGTAAAAGCGGGCAGGCAACTGCTGAAGCTATTAAGCAGGCTTATATTCAGATGTTAAATGCCGCATTGGCAACAGGAGATAAGGCCCAGATTGCAGCTGTTCAGGCAAAAGCAGCAAGTCATGGGTTACAGGTGCAGATTGATGATACTGGTAAAGCAGTGGTTCAGACGGCTTCGGAATGGGTCAAGGCGAATATCCAGATTGAAAATTCTGCACGAGGTATTAAGGATGGCTACCGTGAAGCTGGCCGGGTGGCAAGAGAGGAGGCCAAATCCTCTACTGAAGCCTGGTCAGAAGCGCTTACTGCCATGCAGGGCAAGCTCAAAGCCTCTAAAACTGGAGTCATGGCTAAAAACGGTTATTCAGTTGATGAGATTGAGCAGCAGCTGACTGAAATGGGATATAGCGGTAATGCCCGGCAAAAGGCTAAAGAGCTATTCGAGACGGCACAACAGGGTCCAGGTGGTTATTACCGTTCAGCTTCTCATGAATATGCTGCGCGTTACGGCGTTTCTGCATACGACAACCAGAAACAGACCGGCAACTACATGTTCATTGCCGAGCAGCTGGAAAAGCTGGAAGAGTATGCAGGCAAGTCGGGCAGTACTGGTTCCAGAGTCAATGTAAACAATCTGGCCCCGGACGTGAGCTATCCTAAAACCAGCACTCCAACTGCTGAGCCTTCACGTACCGTCATCAACCAGATCTCTATTAATGGCCGCACAATTAATGTCCCTGTGGATGAGGCTAATCAGGGCAATTTTAATGATTTCCTGACTGAACTGGAAATGATAAAAAAGAGTAGCTAATGAAATTAATACGAGTGTCTACATCAGAAACCGTCCCGCTTGAGGACGGTTTTTTATGGTCTGATGAATTTGAATGGAAGCCCATCGAGCAGAAACAGAGTCGGGCTATTGATGGTTCTCTAATTATCCAGGAGGGCCGTAAAAAAGCAGGTCGTTCAATTGTGCTGGAACCGGCAGATAACACGATGGGCTGGATCAAACGCCGTGATTTACGCACGGTTCAAGCCTGGTCTGCTTTATCTGAACAATTCATTCTGGCTTTTGAGTATCAGCACGACAGACGTGAATTTCATGTGATTTTTAACCATGAAACCGGGGCTTTGGAAGCTGCTCCAGTGAAGGGAATTCCATCTGTATCTGACGATGACTATTACAACGTGACATTGCGTTTTATTGAAGTGGGGGAGCTATATAGTGGCAATTGAAACTAAAGATCTGGTGCTCTATAAGCCTGAGCGCCTGACTGATACCGATGACGGTGGTGGCAAGTACTCTGGCCAGATGATTGAAGATGGCCAGAGCAACAACCTGTTTAATGATGTGTCTGAACTTGACCGCACCATGGGTGATGTGTCACTGCGTAAACTGTTCCCCGCCGTGACAACGAATGATACAGAAGTGCTGATGGGGGCTACGGTCTTTATCTCGAAAAACCCCAAAGACCCCAATGTCTCGGCTTTGCTGTTTAGTACAAAGTCGTGGATTGATGAGCGCAAGTCCGCCAAAAACCGGGTAGAAAACTATCTGGCTAAGGGTGGGCAGGCAGCCGGCATTCCACTGGATACACATTACACAGGCATGAAAACCTTGCAGGTGGCGATGTTTCCAAGTGAAGTCGAAAGCTCGGTTGGAAGTACGCTGGTATTGGTCTCTAAAGAAGGTGAAGAGCTGCAGCATGAGCAGTATGTAAGAATTATCAAGGTGGAGACCCGCATTGCTAAAATAGTTATTGAAGGTAAGGAAGTTGAATACAAGCTGGCCACTTACACTATCAATGATCCACTCGATCAGGATTATGTCGGACTCTCTGCAAAACAATGGTACAGCGGCGATAAATCTGAAACGATTTTACGGGATACTATCGTTGCAGATACTGGCAAATACTATGCATCCAGCAATCTTAAGTCTGATGCAAAAGTCGGCGAGTTTACTGTAAATGCGGAAAGTATCTTTGCCCAGCTGGTCCCATCTGCCCAGACTGAAACGCCCATTCTTGATGTGAATGCTGCAGGTATCGGGGTGGCTTTAATTCCCAGCAGCAACGGTACTATTACAGCGACCTATCTGACTACTATCGGCCCCGGGCAAAACCTGTATATCGGCTCTTCTGTCTTGCCTTCGAGTGTAAATTTCACTCTGTTCAGCCAGCAGATCACCGACCAGGGCGGATTGCTTAAAAACATGCAAGGGACGCAAGTCGGAACGATTGATTATCAACGTGGCTTAATCCAATGGACACAGGCGGCAGGCACTGGCACAGAATATCTGGAAATTACATTTATTCCAGCGGCTGCACCGACGCAGTACTTTCAGTCAGAAGCCCGACCAGTGACCCAGCAAAACCAGAGTTCAAGCTGGACTGGTGTACTGGTGCCACCGCCAGCCCCGGGCAGCCTTTCAGTTTCTTATATGTCACAGGGCAAGTTTTATGAACTGAAAGATGATGGTTCGGGGCGGTTGTCTGGCTCGAGTGCTTCGTTTGGTTCAGGCAATATCAATTATGAAACCGGCTCCTGGTCTATTACGACGGGTGCTTTACCGGATGTGAATACACCAATTTTACTGTTATGGGGTACACCGCTGGCTACGTTCATACGCTCAGATCTTGCGGTTGAACCGGCAGCATTCGAATTTGATTTACAGCAGGCAGGAATAGCCTCAGGCAGCGTGACAGTAAAATGGCTGCTGGAAGGCGAACAGAAAACCGCAACTACAAATACGCTGGGCCAGTTTAGTGGCGATGCCACGGGTACCTTTAACTATGCCAGCGGTCAAGGCCGGCTGGTACCGAATAAACTGCCGCAGAAAAATACGGTCTTCACCATCAACTATAGCTATGGCGTACCGCTTGATCAGATTGTTGAAAATGTCATGCCAGCTGATCAAAAGCTGAAATTTACCATTGGTTCCGGCGCTGCAATACAACCCAATAGTGTTGAGTTAAGTGTGCCGGTTGCTGATCAAATCGGCTCAGTCATCGGTACGGTGGTTCTAACTGATATTCCGGTGAATGCAGAGGTGGGCAATCTGGTCAATAGTCAGAGCAAGGTACAGGGCACCATTACCTATGCAACAGGTGCGGTAGAAATTATTCCTGAAGCGACCAGCTCGGTTTTCACCAAATCCTATATACCAACTACGGTTTATGGAGCAGCATAAATATGTCTTTTTATTTCCCCGCCACTTCTCAAATTAAGGAAGAAGTAGTGCAGCTCGGGGCATACCGGGCGACCAGTATTAGCGTGAAATACCGTGATACTTCAGGCGTAAATGCTGGAGTTAAACAGATTACCGGTGACAAGCTGCGCTTTGATCTAACCCAAGGTTTTGATGAGCAGATTCTATCCGGTGCGGTGCGTTTTATGCTGGGTTCAGACACTTATCTGGACCGTACCGGTACCTTGGTACGTAATGTAAATCCAGCCAATAACAGTGGCACCAGTTCCGGCAGTATTCAGTATGGCACCGGCAAGATCGAAATCGACAGCTGGACACCAAATACCGATAACCACCTGACGCTGCAGTCTTTAACCACCACCACAGATATGCCCCCGGTCAACCGTATCAGCTTTAGAACGCCGGTCAGTCCGCTGCGTCCCGGATCATTAACAGTCGTCGTAGCCACTTTAGACTATGGCCAGCTGACATTGCGGGCTGATGACGATGGCATCATTGAAACCAACCGGGCACATGGTCAGATTAATTACGATACCGGTTTTGTGGATCTGTTTTTTTATACCAAGACTGAAATCACGGAAAGTAATCGTGCAGGAATTGAAGAGCAGGACTGGTATGACGTTCTGCTCGAGTACGAGGAAACCGGTAAAAGGTACATCAATATACCGGTATGGGTCGCTCCGGAATCAGTCCGTTATAATGCGGTGGCTTATACTTATATTCCACTGGATGCTGAGATTCTGGGCTTGTCTGCTACCCGTCTGCCGCTGGATGGCCGGGTACCGATCTTCCGGGTGGGTGATATCGGTATTGTCAGTTCCAGCAAAATATTTGAACTGCCAGATCATATCGCTGGCCAGACTTATGAGTTGCCAGATCAGCGCATTTCATGGGCCGAGCTTGAAGATGCCGACGGGGTAAAAGTGCCATTCGATATGTACAGCGTGGACTATGACTATGGCAAGTTTACGCTAGGTGGTGATTTTGCTTTAAATGCGCTGACCGCACCATTGACGATGAAATATCGCTATCAGGACATGCTGCTAATTCGGGATGTGCAGATCAACGGCCAGCTAACCTTCACCAAGCCACTGACCCACAATTATGATGCTGAAAATACCATTGTCGGTTCAGCGTTGATCATTGGCGATATGCAGGCCCGCTCCACCGGCAAATTTGTACAGCAGTCATGGAATAGTGTCTGGTCAGATGAGGCCACTGGCGGAGCCATTTCAGCAAATTACAATGATGCCCTGTATCCAATTAAAGTTACAAATAATGGTGCAATTCAGGAACGCTGGGCACTGGTTTTTACTGGAGATCAATCGTTCCGCTGTGTAGGTGAATACTCGGGACAGATCGGTACAGGCACTGTGAATACGGACTTTGCACCGATCAATCCGGTCACCGGTGTACCATATTTTGTGGTGAAAAAGGAAGGCTGGGGCAGTGGTTGGGTATCTGGCAATGTAATGCGCTTTAATACAGTGGCTGCAACCTTCCCGGTTTGGGTGATTCGCACCGTAAAGCAGTCCGAACCGAGTGTGATGTCAGATCAGTTCCAGATCATGCTGCGCGGTGACATTGACCGCATGGCTTAACACTTAAATCAAATATGGCCGCGTTAAGCGGTCTTTTTTATGGAATCAATTATATGGCGACAGATGTCGATGTTCAGTTTTTTAGTCATTTAAACGGTCTGGTACTGGATAATAACTGGGGAGGTCTGATCCGGTTACTGGATACCTGTCTGGTTAATGGTCTGCCTCTAACTGCGATTACTTCAGCTACAATCGATGCACAGGGTGACATTACACTTAATCTATATGCTGACCACAAATGCCTGTTATTTCAGATTATTGAATTGACTGGCTTCGCCCCAAATGAACTGAATGGAAAATATCGAATCAAAGGTATACCAAGTGCTAATCAGTTAATTTTAAAGTCAACTCATACTGGAAAGTCAATTACCACTACAGGTACTGCAAAGCTGGCTTCACTTGGCTATGAGATTGTCTTTCGTGATCCAAATGATGTGAAGCGGGTTTATCGTGCGAAAGACCCAAGTGCTCAACATCCATTTATCCGGGTAGATGAAACGATTGCGGATGGGGTGAATAGCTATAACTCAGCGTATGCCAAATATGCCATGGTCGGCTTAATCGAAAATATGACTCATATTGATGATTATGAAGACCCATCAAAATTACAGTTACCGCTAGATCCTGCAAACCCTGCTAAAAACTGGAAAATCAGTGGTACAGATACGGGTGTTATACGGGGTTGGAGCCGCTGGTATTGGGCAATGTCAGATTTACTCGTAAATAATCCGAGAGATATGAATTCTCCTGCTGCAGGTAATCGAAGCTTTACCCTAAGTGGCTCAAAAGATTCTTTTTACTTATTAAATGCTGTTGACAGCAATCTACAATTTAAAGATTTGAAGGGTTGTGGCCTATATCATTCTTCTATGGATACAAGCGTAATACCAAACTGGTTCTTAATGTCGGTTCTGGTCAAAAGTGATGCTTCAAGTACTGCCCGCGGGTCAGAGACTGGTTCTCCATTCGGACTTGGTGAAACACGGTCGCGCTTTATTGCTCCCAACTATTTACCTAATATCCGGCTGAGTAACTCTGTACTGGCTACACCAGTGGTCCCTGATTTTGAATCTGGTGGAAATAATAAAACCCTCTTTACTGCTAGTGATGTGCCTGCATTAGAGATTCCTTTTTATGATATGAACAGGTTTTTGAGAGGTACTTTGCCTGTGGTCTGTTATGCCGGTAAAAAAGCAAGTAGCAATACCTTTACAACACCAATTCTGGCAGATGCAAGTATGTATCTATGGGAGTCTATTACATCTAACACTGCAGGCGGCGTCTATTTTTATCTGGGAGAGCTGGAATGAAACCGACATCAAGACAGGTCATGCACAGCTCCAGTTTTTTAAGTGGCAATCTGAATAGCAGCTTCGGGTTTAAAAATACTGTTGCCTGTATCAAGGGTTCAACCCGGGCACTGGGCAAGGATTACCGGGATGCAACGGTGGTACTTTATAGTAAGGCAACTTTATTACCGCTAGCTGTAAAAAAACCAGATCAGAATTATGAATATCAGTTTTACGGACTCAATCAGGATCTGACCTGCTTTGTGGTAGGTCTGGATGACCGAAAAAAGTTCAACGCAGTGATTCAGGATAATGTGGTGCCAAAATGAGTAAAACATCAGTTAAGGCAAAGCTTGCCATGATTCAAGCCTTTGCCAGCTTTTTAGATAACGGTAGCCAGAGTGCTACCGTTATTTTTTATGAAGGTGAGCAGCCAGAAAGTCCGGCTGTTGCTGCCGATACATCCAAGATGCTGGTCACGGTGACTCTGCCAGAGCCCTGTATCAAGGAAGTAACAGCCACCCATGTTGAATTACAGCCCTCTGACACAGCAACGGTTATTAAAACAGGTACGGCAAGCTGGGCGCGGATTTATAACGGTGCCGGGGAAGCTGCAGCTGATCTGACTATAGGGACAGATATTAGTCTGGCCAATACCAATCTGGTCATCGGTGGCACCTTAACTATTCAGTCCATCAAGCTTAAACCATAATCTGAGGTGCTCATGTGGATTTTAAAAACAAGCTGGGGACCACGGATGCCCACAATTTAAATCTGGAATTTAAAGCGGACAATACTGACAGCCATCACATTGTTCTTAACTTTGAACATCAGGCCGATGGGAGCACCGGTCTTAATTTTGGGGATGATGTAACTGCCAATATTAATACTCAGCTTGAACAGATATGGACTGTCGAGATAGTTGCTGTTTATAGGAATAGTCAGGCCGATACAGCAGAGATCGACACTATTCTGGATAGTGAATTTAGTATTAACGGAATAGCAATAGCCCTATCCGAGGCAGATCTGGTTGAGAAAGTAGATTTAGTTTTAGAAACTGATTTTATCGTTGAAGCAACAGCTCTCTTTGCTGATCAGGAGCCGGAACAGCCTGTCGATCCTGGCATTGTGCTGGACTTCACCCAGCCATGGACCGGTTCAACTGAATTAAATTTCGGCTGGGACAGTGATGTTGTCGCAATCAGTATTGATACCCGGCTGGAAACACAATTTACATTCGAACTTGCTGCCGAGTTTAAAGAGAATCTTGATCTTGATGCAGAGCTGAATACTGCTCTGGATACAGGTTTTAGTTTTGAGCTGCAGGCCGGCTATAGCGAAAATCGATGTGTTATTGATTCAGTAGTGGATACCAGTTTCAAAACTGGGATTGAAGCAATTTTCGATATCAACTTTATCCGTGGCATTGAGGCTTATCTCATAGCTGGCTATCAGGGAGTCTTACCTTGTTTAAGCGTGATTGAAATCCCTTGGGCTAAACCAGTTTTACGGGCGCATCACAGCGCCTTTTATTTTGAGCGCAGTTTAAGCCTGAGTAATCAGGCATTACTTGGCTTTGAGAAAGCTGGCTTGCTGTACCGCTCGGTCCGACTGCAGCATGAGCAGGCGACTGGTTTATCTAGTGATGCGTACTTTATCTGGCAGGAAAATAAGCGATTAGCTAAAACTCGAACCTTGGTATTTGAAGAGGGCAACAAGCTCAGGATTGACCGGACATTTGATTGGGTGGATCTAGTTCGTAAGAGGAAAACTTTTACTTATTCGTATGAAGTGGCGCGAGTTTTTGAAAAGCATTTTACATTCGAGTGGGATAAAGGTCTTGAATTTATTACCAGCAGCCACATTGCATGGGATAAAGCTAAAGCCATTCATTACCGCAAGCATCCGGTTCAACCCTGGCCACAACCTGAGCTTCCTGAATACGTTGGCCGTACTGACCTGAACTTTAACTGTCTGTGTAACGGGCCGGATCCACATAACCTTATTTTAAACTTTGGGGCGGATGACTGTATTCCAGGACTGCCGCCAAAAAACTGGTGGTATATCGTGAATGAATTATCCGTAAGCCGTCTGGACAATGGCCAGAACATTTTGGTCTATGATGGCAGTTATAGTACAGATCGTAGCCGCTGGTGCTGGTCATATAGCCTGACTGTACCCGCATCTGAAATACCGAAACTGGAGCCTATAAATGGTCAGCCTGTGATTTTAAGAGTTATGGTGAATGGTACCGAGCATCACATACTGCTGGAAAACCGCAGCCGCTCACGTCGCTTTGCCGAAACCACTTATACCCTGAATGGCCGTAGCCAGTCCGCTTTACTGGACGCTCCCTATGCACCGACACGCTCATTTACCCAGGAGAATGAAAGGACCGCACGGCAGCTCTGTCAGGCTGAACTGGATCGGGTGAATAGCTCAACAACACTGCAGTGGGAGCTGATCGATGAGCTGAGCTGGATTGTTCCAGCGGGCAGCCTGAGCTATTCAAACATGACCCCCATTGCTGTAATCAAAATGATTGCTGAAAGTGCAGGTGGCTTTGTCTACAGCGAGAAGGGCAGCAATACCATCACAGTTAAGCCGAAATATAAAAAAACATTCTGGGATTCAGTCACGGTTGAAGAATATGACCGGCTGATCCCTGAAAGTCTGGTCACAGAGCAGTCTACCGATTATGAGCCTTATCCTGATTATAACGGTATCACGTTAACTAATGACCGCTCTGGCTTAAGTGGCCAGATTAAGCGTACTGGCACTGCAGGTGATACTTTGCTGGAAACAGCGAACAGTCCACTGTTTACCGTTGAAAGCATGGGAGCATATGGCAAAGCAGTTCTAGCCAAGTCAGGTCTGGTCGAAACCCACAATCTGGTGATGCCGATTGGTCCGGATGTGAGTGAATGTGTACCTGGTGATTTAGTGGCATTTAATGCTGAATGGTGGGGCATCATTGATGGGGTCAACGTGTCATTTAATCATGCGGTGATTAACCAGAGTATTAAAGTGGAGAGCATCAATCGTGAGTAATCCATTACAGCGTTTAATCGACTTATTGCCCAAGGCTCCGGAGTTCATTGGCACCATCACCTCAGCAGATCATCCCAATTATAAGGTTTTAGTGGTCGATGGTAGCGGATTGGTTCTGTGCACCAGCAGTACCAAATACGCCACCGGTATCCGGGTATTTGTATCTAACAACGAGATCAAGCGTCCAGCGCCTGAAGGCAGGGTGTTACAGATAGAAATTTAAGAAAGCTAAAACAGTTTAAGCACCCTACGGGGTGCTTTTTTTATATCTAAGAAATGAGGAGGCTATATGCCTGATAGTGAGACTTATGGAGTAAGAGTCGAGAAAAAGCTCGATCAACTCCGGCAAGAAATGGGCGAGCTGAATAACAACGTGATTCGCTTGTCAGAACGCGATGAATATTATCGGTCACAAGCAGTCGCAAACCGACGTGATATTGATTTGCTTCAGGCAGATATGAACCAGGCCAAGGGTGGCCTTACCTTTGCAAAAGGACTTGGAGGCACCGCTCTTGCTGCTCTTGTTGCTTTTGGTGGGTATGTCTTTCAAGGCAATAGATCGCTTGAAAAAGATAATGCGCTATTGAATCAAAAAATGGCAATTGCTGAATCTAAACAGATCCGTATGGATACAGATCTGGCTGCAATGCGAAATCAAATTGACCAACAGAAAAAATTAACCTATTAAATGAGAATCAACCATGAAATTAATAAACGAAAGTGTCTGGAAATTTGACTCAGTAAAATATGGCGCCTATATGGCGCTTTTTTTATCCTGTCTGCAACTGGTTCTGCAGGAAGTATCTAATGCAAATGTGCTGCCAGCAACCTATCAAAGCATTGTATCTATCATCCTTGTTTTACTGGCCACCATTATTGGCCGCAAGAAAGCTCAGCCCGAGCTTAATCCAGAGCCAACCGTTTTAGGCTTTGCATCGCTTCCTGATAACACGATTACCTTTGAGCAGGCATTCGAGCGGCTGATTGGGCATGAAGCAGGTTATACCAATTTACGAAGTGACCCGGGTAACTGGACTGGCGGCATAGTAGGTAAGGGCCAGTTAAAAGGTACTAAGTATGGTATCGCTGCAAACACTTACCCGCATATCGATATTAAGAATCTGACGCTGGCTGAAGCGAAGGAAATTTACCGTCGTGACTGGTGGGAAAAGTTAGGTGCCGAGCAACTGCATTCAGCTATTGTTTTCCAGTTATGGGATTTTGCGGTAAATGCTGGGAAAAGCCGAGCCATTAAAGAACTGCAACAAGTCGCAGGTGTGCCAGCAGATGGCATCATTGGACCGAAAACGATAGCTGCTGTAAACGCCATGGATCTAAATGATGTGCTACTTACTTTGACTGCGGAACGTCTAAAGTTCTACACAGATTTATCTACATTTAAAACTTTCGGTAAGGGGTGGGTTCGGCGTGTGGCAGATAATCTGGTTTATGCAGCTAAGGATAATTAGTATTCTGGTTTGTGCGGTTCTCTCCGGCTGCACAACACACTCAATCCCACATAAATTAAAATACCCTTATTTCATCGTACTCATTAGTTGATTTAGAGCCTCATCCAAGCTATCCAGCTTATTTGCTTCCTTATACTCTGTAAGTTTTTTCAATGTGCCTTCATTTACATAAAAGGCCCGTTTCTTAAATCCTTTTTCAAGCATGCGATTGTGTCGCTCTTTCTGACGTTCTGCTGCTGTACTTGCCATACTTAAAACTCGCTGATATATTTAAGTCACTTAGCTTGCTAAGTAATGTTTACCATCGCTTAGATGGTTAAAGAAAACCCCACTCTGACCAGTGGGGTTTTGCTTTTAAGCCTCTAAAAAGAGTTGTGCAATTTTTAAAGCATTTTCTGTATTGAATTTTGCGCCTTCATCCTTAATGAATTCGAGATTTGCTTCGATTGATTCAATAGAATTATCTTCAGAAGCTTCCCAAGCATACTGTGCAGCAGCATAGTCATTTAATTCATAAGTGGCCGCAACATCACCCCAACCGTAATGATCTACTAAGTGATCTTTGCGATCATTCACAGTGTTAATAAAATCAACAACGGCTGAAACTGAATCTGCATTTGAAAGAGTCATAAAAGTATTCATGTGTATATCTCACTAAGTAATGTTTAATTCATCAAGACTTCTTTGATCTGACCATCTCGTCCTGATGAATTAAATATACAATGTGAGAATCTCACAATCAAGTATTATTTTGAATTCTTTTTAGCCTCCCGACGAACGGTCAACAAACCCCGCCAACTTCATAAAACTCCAGCTGCTCTTGTTTCGAAAACCAAGGATTATACCTAAGCGCCCACCCCGGACTTTTATTGTACGGCTTGGCTCGTTTGATCATTTGTTCGATATAGAATTGTTCCCAGGATTTCAT